TCTAAATATTATACAAATTTATCAGATAATTAGAAAAAACAACTCCGTATAGAAAATATCCCTTTTTTTGTATAGGACTTGAAAAAATGGATTATCTGAATAATTTAGGTAAAAAAAAATGAATTATCTGAGAAATTTAGGTAAAAAACCATTTAAAATTATTATCTTATACTAGAATAAATAAAAAAGTATCAGATAATTATTTAAAAAAAAAATAAAAAAAAAATGGACCAAAAAGCCAAGGAAGCCTCTCGCAAAGCCGCGCAACAAAAATACCACGCCAAAATCAAAAAAGAACTGACTTTTTGCACCGACTGCAACAAGCAGGTGGCGACGCCGAGTTGGCGCAAACACATTGTCAGTAGGAAGCACCTGCAAAACTGCTTCAAGGAACGCAAAACGTTTTTTGAGGAATTTCAAGACCTTTATAACCTGTTAAGTGTCGAGGGGTCGGACATTCGCCGCATCTTTTGCGACATGCACGACCTGATTGAGGGGGAGTATTACGACGAACAGCGGCAAGAAATTCTGTCGGAGGAGGAACGCTACACCGACCCGACGCCTTTTGCGCGCAATGACCGCGAGAAGGACTTTTGCGGAACCATTTTTTACATGGAACAACAAATACAACAACAATTCACAATGTTGCACAAGACTCGACCCTTTCACGTGGATATTGAGTATTTGGAAAAAAAAGAAGCATATTTTGAGAATTTGTCAAAAAATGTGGATGACAAAGACTTTAAAAAGAAGCTGTTGTGGTGCTTCCAAGACCTTTTGCAACCGTGGCCGGCCGACAAAACCGCCGAGATTGAACACAAAAAACAATGCAGATGGGAGGCCGCACGCAAAGCACAAGAGGAAGCCATACGACAAAAAGATGAAATGGCGCAACCTGTCAAAAAAGCCAAGGCGGTGGTGGTGGTGGTGCAAAAACCCAAAGAGGAGGAAGAGGACGAGGAGGACGATTACGACGACAGCGAACCTTTTCCGACCTACAGCACCTTCTTACGTCTCAAAAACAAAACAAAAAACAAAATTTTGGGATTTATTGGCGACAACTTTTTACACATTTTTGACCGCATCATGACTGACCTTTTGGATATTGTGGAATTTAAAAAGACACAAGACTACAATGAGGCTTACCGCTTTGTGCTACTATCTAAAACTGACTATGACGAACGCCAAAACGCCAATGATGACAGCATGGATTGTAGCGACATCGCCGAGGACGAGGAGGAGGAAGAGGAGGAGGAAGAGGAAATGTAAAAATAAAAAAAAACAAAAAAATATAAAAAATTATACAAATTTCTCAGATAATTTGTAAAATCAAGTCGTTTAAAAAAATAAAATAAAATCTTGGCAATATATTATAACAAAATGAATCAACCACAACCACCTTCTAAACCACGTATCCCTTGCACCATTTGCGGCGTCCCTTACATTGCCACAAGCAAGCCGACGCACCAAAAAAGCCGCAAGCACCTCATCGGCGCACAAATGCTTTTAAGCGCCAAATTAAAATCTGAGACAATATTAAAACAAAATGAATCAACAAGTGGTGCAACAATTAATCCATGAAATTAACAACAATGACATAACCACCGCCGAGGCCGACCGCATCCAAATGTTTCCGATGGACGACGGCGAAATTCGTCGCATTTGTCCCGACGCGCGCATCATGACCAACGGCGAGTTGGCGCAATACGACACCATCGACGACTTGTTTCCCCATGACACCGGCCATGTGTTTCTCCTTTACGGACCAATAAGCGAAGGACACTGGGTTTTAGTGTCAAAATACAACAATATTGTGGAATTTTTTAATAGCTATAGTGGCAATGTGGATGGCTGCATCGACTACTACAAGGACGTGCCGGCGACCAAAATCGGCGGCGGCGCGACACCTTATCTGACACATTTGTTGCGCAATTGTCCCTACAAAATTATTTACAACGGTTTTGATTTTCAAAATGACGACAATTTAAACATTGCTACATGTGGTCGGTGGTGTTGCTTGCGCCACCAGACCATCCAAGACGGTATGTCTCTGAAACAATTCATCGACACAATCAAAGCGGTGCAAAAGAAGACAAAGTTGTCATTTGACAATCTTGTCGCCGATTTAATAAATATTCATTAATAATTCATAACAACCAGTTCCTTTTTTACCATCTGACCGTTTGTCTGATACTTTGTCTCTACCACCTCGACGCGAAAGTGTTGTCCAAACAACGACACATTGTCGTCGCTAAGGTCGTAGGACATGATAAATTTGCCTTTTATCGACAACAACACTTGCAACAACATGGCGGGTGTTATTTCGGCGCCGACGTCATACATCCACTCCTTGGCTTGTGCGCTGTAAGGAGGGTCGAGGTAGAAAAAAGTGTCGGCGGCGTCATAATCCGCCACCACTTTCCGAAAATCCTCATTTAAAATAATGGTATTTTCTAATTTTTCATTATATTTTCCATAATTTTTTTTAAACAACTTGTAATTGTCCTTGCGCACCTTAAGGCCGTATTTGTGGCGGTCGCCGTTGTAGCTGTGGCGGGACAGGTAGAGGTTGCGGTAGAGGCGCTGTCTTGGCACTTTTGGGTCCGTCGCCTTGAGACGGTAGAAGGTGTCCTTGTCGGAGGTAAAGTCCATGTCGCCGAGGGTCTTGACCAAGGCCACGTCCGCAAAAAGGTGGTAAATATCCTCGTCGAGGTCGTTGATGACGTTGATGGCCGCGGGGGGTTTCCGGAGGAAGACACACCCGGCGCCGACAAACGGTTCCACGTAGGTGGTGATGGTGCTTTCGTCCGGCATCATTTTGACAAGTCTTTTCGCCAACTTGGTTTTGCCGCCGACGCGACAAAAGTAAGGCCGCAGTGGTTCATAGTCTTGTTGTTTTGTTTTTGTCATTTCTTTTAACATGGAAAATAAAAATTGAAATATCACTTTTACACCTTCTAAAAGTAAAATTGAAAAAGACTTTTACACCTCATCCAAAAAAAATTGAAAGTGGCACAGAAAAAGGAAGAAGCACAAACAAACCGCACCAAAATGTCCTTTTCGATTTTCGAAGACATGTCCGACGACAATTTGTTCAAGGCCATGGCCTTTCACATTAACTTTAACGACGGCAACGGCTACAAGTTTCACCCCAATGTGTGGAACAAGAAGCGCGACGACAAGTTTGCCGCCATGGTTGCGCTTAACGGCAACATTTGCCGCCGCATGAAACGCCTGATTGAAGACTACGACACATTTCTCATTCCCGGACCCCTGATGAGTTTCTACAACCCCAAGACTCAGCGCATCATCTGGATTGCCGACAAAGTTTATTTTATTGATTAATAATAATTAGAAAAGCATCAAAGAAGCTTTTTGTTATGGATATGTAAAATGCGTTTTCCCAAGGAAAAAAATATCTAAATATATAGTAAATAAATAAAAAGAATTATTATAATTAAAATGTCAAACACTTTCAAATCCGATTTAGCCTTTAGCAATAAATACGAAAATGAATTAATTAGAATATTAAAGGGTCATGTCAAGGCGGAAACGTCGCAGGACAAAGGCAAGTTTAGCGACTGGGACGTCTGTTTTACCTACGCCGACGGCCACACCGAGACGCACGAGGTCAAGTGTGATAGAAATGGTCATAAAACAGGTAATGTTGTGATTGAATTTGAGTGCAACGGCCAACCAAGCGGCATTGCCACAAGCAAAGCCGATTATTACACCTTTTTCATCATCACGCCGGATGAAGGCTACACTTGCATCATCCTCGAGACGCAGCACGTCCGCAATCAGATTGCGAAGGAGAAATATACGCGCATTATTGACATGGGACAACGCCACAACACCGGCAAGTTGTATCTTTTTAACATTGAGACACTGGTGGGAGACTGTTGCTTCGACGGCGAGGACGTCTCGTCGGATGACAGCGACGGCGAGGAGGACACTATCAACAACCCCGCTGCCGCCATCGCCGCCGTCGCGACCGACAACATTAATGTCATAAATGGTGAAAATGACAAAACCAAATGCACCGTGTTTGCGCCATGACTACACCACGACGACGACTACAGCAGCAACAGCGAATAAAAAAAAAATTGAAAATTGATTTTACTTTATAAATATTGTATAAAATAAAAACAAAACAACAAACAACAAACAATAAACATGGCTGCCGCACCCGCCGCCAAAATGGCCAAACAAGAAGACTACACCTTGACGCGCCGCGACGAATTCAATCGCTTTCTTGTCGCACTGCTTGCGGGTGGAAATCATTATTTTCCCCACAAGCGCATTGATGGGGTGGAAGTCATTACCAAAGTGGGTATTATTGTTCAAAACAATCAGCTTTTGCTGGAAATGTATGCAAACAAAGAGTGCCGCAACGGCTTGATGTTTCACAAAGGATGTGGCCGGTTTTACTATGAAATGTTCCAAAAGTCATTCTTTTCGGCCGATGAAAATGACTTGATGGACATTCACGTCGGTTTCAATAAAATCATGGCCTTTATAGTCGAAGAAGTGCCACACATGAAAATTTATGGCAACAAGCTTGTCATGGCCATTGACTTTGACGCCATGACGGCGCAAGAAGAAACACGCTATGCGGCCAATCCCCACCTCGACCGCTGTGGCCAGTGCGGTCAAATTAACGACGGAAAAGTAATGATTGTTGATACGGCCGGCAATGGAATGGACAATCCCTCAAAACACCGATGCGTCAAGTGCTACCTTGACAATTCGTCGCCAGACTTTGACACTGATGTGGCCAATTACATGCTGGACTATGACCACGACAAGTTTGAGTTTGACCGCCTCGGAAGCCGCAAGTTTGCGGAACGCTACGAGGGTGGTCTAATTCACGAGGACATGTATGACTGCGATTGCCATGACGAAGACGACGACGACGACGAGAGACGACGACGACGAAGACGACGACGACGACGACGACGACGAAGACCCGCCGGCTTACAACGGTCCCCCGCCGGTCATCGATGAGAATGCCGAAGCGGCGCGCGCGGCCTAAGGCGATAAAGATAATTACCAAGACGTAGAAAATATATAAATTATAACACTATTAACAGTAAGAACAAAGATAATTACCCATCAGTAATCGTAGATTTCATTAGGGAATGATAGAGGGAGTAAAAATGAATTCATTTTTCCCTTTCACATCATTACAAGTAAGTAAAAGCCACAATTCATAGTCTTTTTCTATTGTTTCGCACCATGGTAGTGCGGCACAATGGCCATTCCTCTGACACACCCATGTGATTACATACAAGTAATTAACTTTCGCCACGCAATCCCAAGGAGAATTAATGGTGGTTTATTTTCGGTTTTTATTTCACACATAATGATATATATACATCTCAAGACAATGCTGCCGTTTAAACATTCATTTAACCCTACAACATCAACGGAAGGCGACCCTGTGCATGAGTATCAAGACATTCAGGTGTTTAACAACGCCACCGGTGATGCACAGCCAGTGCCATGTGTTTTCAATCAAACTAAACTAACAAATGTAGTTGATAAGAGTAATGATTACTATGTTAGTGTTGTTAGGTGGAGTGCTGATTCAATCTTACCACAAGTAATCCCAGATATGAAATTATTTCCAAATTCAACACCTTATAATGGTATAACAAATTGGATTATTGGAATAAAAGCAGCGAATGGTGAAGCTAGATATACATATGTAAATTACAAACCATCAGATAATAATGGATACAATCAACCATTATATCAACCAACTGGTCAAAACGAAGTATATAACAATCCTTACTATTGGATTTCAAATATTTTTGAATTTTGTCAAGCTGTAAATGAAGCACTTTCTTTTTGTATAACTTATGTTCCACCTCCTCCTCCTCTTCCTCCTAATACACCAAGTGCCTGGACTGTTATTCCCACACAACCTCTCTTAAATTATAATGTTGCTTTAGGAAAATTGGAATTTTTATTGCCTCAAGCTGACTATGGTATATTAACAACGACTGCTGAACCACAATTTGTTGTCTCAATGGACACTGAACTTTATAATATATTAAATACATTTAATTTTTATACAAGTAATATTGCAACGAAAATACTAGTGCTTGTTAATGAATCACCTCAAACTTCCATTGCAGGTTCATATGTAGATAAAATAATGCATGATATCATACCATTTTTTGACTATGGACGTAATAGTATCAATATTGACAATGGGACAACAAATAGTCCTTTGATAAATATATATACACAAACTAATTCAAGTATTCCATCGATGAGTCCAGTTAATAGCATTGTCTTTCAAACAACAAGCATTCCTGTTAATAACACATTAACTGGCGCACCAGCTTTCTTAGGACAAAATTTACAAGGAAACAGCGCGCTTGAAAACAATGCTGGCGTCCTGACTGACTTTCAAGTGCCGATGGTGAGTGGCACTGAATATAGTGGTTCTATGCTATATTATGTCCCGTCTTCAGAATATAGGCTTCTGGACCTCATATCAAATATACCAACTCAAACGTTAAACATTGCAGTGTTTTGGCTGGACAAGATAGGGAACTACCATCCCTTTCTTATTAAAAACCAAGGCGCCGCTTCGCTAAAACTGATGTTCCGCAAAAAGACCTACAACGGGACTTTTTAAATTATTTATGATTTTTTTGTATTGCGTTAATGTATAATACAAACATGTCGCAAATTGAAACCGTTCTTGTCCAAGACAACATCCTCTCTTGTGAGGATAAAGTAAAATATGGCGTTTTTTCCGGAGGCCAAAGTGTGACTACTCAGCAGTTCCCTGCAACCTCTACGTCGCCGTCGCAGATGGTCTTTACCGTCCAGGTCCCCTCTACCAACGTGGTGATGGACCGCCGTCTTATCATCCGCTATACCGCCACGGTGTCGGGGACAACAGCAACAGCCGATAATGGTGTTCCTCTTACTTATGGTCCGGGTGGTAATGCGGTGCTGGCGCCATTTCCTCTTAATCAGAATATTACCAACGTTTCTTGTCAAATCAACAATACGACCGTGAGTCAGACGACCGCACAAGTGCTTGACCCCCTGCTGCGCTGTCTTGAGAAGGACGTGCTGGCCGAGTGGTCTGGGTCAGCGCCGACGCGCCTGGACAATGCTTGTCCCTACGTTTCGTATGGTTCAAGCAATACTACCTGGCCGTCTTCCGCTTGGCAATCGTATCAAGGAACGACAGACAGCTACTGTCCCCCTCGTGGTGCGTATCCGATTAACATTATTACCAATGCGGCAGTTAATGTCGATACGGCTGCAGCGCCTTTTAGCTTTAGCTTTAGTGCGGCGGAACCTTTGATGATTTCGCCGTTTGTCTATGGCGACGATTCGGAGGAGTGTGCCGGCATTTACGGTGTTTCGCAAATAAATATCAACATGTCGTTAGACGCGGCCTGCAAGCGCATGTTGCGAAACTCGCCACTTAGCGCTGCTGCTGTTTATAACGGCACCTTTACTCCCAATAGTGTGTCTGTGCAATATTCCAATGTGTCCATTGAGTGTCGCTTCCTGTCTCCTCCCGCGTCAGCACTTTTGCCGATGACGAATATCGTGCCGTATTCCAGTATTGTCAATTACCAGACAACTCTTAACGCAGCTGTTGCCGCTGGCGCTTCGTCGAATATCACATCTAGCAACGTGCAATTAAATGCAGTCCCTGACAAGGTGTTTCTGTTTATCAAAGATTCGCAGAATAACATCGGCTACACCACTCCTGACTGCTATGCGACTATTTCAAACGTAAGTATCACCTTCAATAACAACTCAGGTCTTCTCTCGGGTGCATCGCCGCAGTCGCTGTGGCGCATGACCCGTGAAGCCGGATGTCTCTCTTCGTGGCTGGAATTTAGCGGTCTCGCAAACTCTTATCCTGTCCCTCTTGTTGCTGTTGATGGACCAATGTTTGGCACTGTTGGTAGTGTGCTGGCGCTGGACTTTGGTCGCCACATCCAGCTGCAGGAAAATTGGTATGCGCCAGGTAGTCTTGGAAGCTTCAACTTTCAGGTGCAAATTCAATACACCAACAACACCGGCACCGGCTACACTAATCCCCAGCTTAACGTCGCCTTTCTGTCATCGGGGGTCTTTGCGACAACCAATGGCCAGTCGGCGGCCTACATCGGTGTGCTTAACAAGGAGGAGGTGTTGAAAGCCATGGAACAGGAACCGGTGTCGCAGCACACGCTGCAGCGGCTGGTCGGCGGCAAGCGCGGCAGTCTCTTCCACGGCCTCAAAGCCATGGCGCACCGTGCGTTTCGCTACGCCAAGCACCACCCCCAGGCACTCGGCCATCTGAAGGACGCTATTGCTTCGGCGCATCCCAAGGCTGCGCACGCGGTGAATGCGCTGGGGATGCTGGGTCTGGGAATGGACGGCGGCGCCTCATCCGGAGGTCGAAAACATCGCCTGCACCACCGCGTCTTGTAAAAATATTATCTTTGCTTAAATAAAAGATATAATAATGCCTGATGTTGTTGCTGTGGTTTCTATAACCATTTCTCTTATTACTACTTTAGGTGGAATCCTCTTAGGATTACATTTAAAACGTTGCCACAGTTTATGCTGCGACAGCGACTGCAGTCAAAGCAAGACCCCACCTGACACACCACCGGCGTTTAAAAATGGTGGTATTTTAAAACCAGCGCCGCCGTCGCGGCAAACGACAGATATTTGATTGATTATTTAACCATTTTATTTATAACGTATTAATATAACTAAAATGCTTGACACTGCTTACGATAAGAAAATTTCAGACGAGGTAAAACGCCTCAATCGCAAACAAGTGGCGCACATGAAGCGGGTAGGTCGTGGTCTCTCTGGCGGCGCCATGAGTGGCGGCGCGGGTCTCGCCGACCTCCTCAGTCTCCCTATGCAATTAATGTCGCTTCCTTTGAAAATGCTGGGGATTGGCGGCGCCGTCCCGGTCGGCGCTGGTTATGGCGGCGCGATGCATGGCGGCGCCATGAGTGGCGGCGCTGGTCTCGGCGACTTGATGCAGATTCCCATGCAGCTGCTGTCCGGCATCCTCGGCGGCAATATTCCGCCGCAAGAGTTGCGCTTTGGAAGCAATCCGGCCACTTGGTCGCCGAACCCGGCCAATTACGCCAAGGGTGGCGGCGTGTATGGCCGTGGTGTCTCTGGAGGCTTAAAAAATTTCGCGCCGCGACTGCTGCTGGCGCAACATCTTCGCGGCGGCGCTGAAAGTGGAGGTTTTAGCAGCGGCGGCGCCAGCAGCGGCGGTCGCAAACGCCGCGCCGTGTCGCACCGTCGTCGCGGCGGCGCGCTGCTGCAAGGCTTTGAAGGCGGCGCCTTATCGGGTGGTTTTGAAAGCGGCGGCTTCTCCAGCGGCGGCTTCTCCAGTGGCGGCCGCGGTCCCTCGGCCAAGTCCAAGGCGGCGGCAAAACACAACCCCTGGATTGCGCATGTCAAAAAAGTGCAGAAGGAACGCGGTTGTTCTTATAGCGAGGCCATGAAACTGGCCAAACACACGTATTAATTATTTTTATTTTTATTATTTTTTTGCCTTTTATTATTGTAATTTTTATATATTGTAATTATATACACATAAAAATTTAGAAATGCCTCGTGATTACAAAAGAAAAGTAGGTGGCGGTCCGCCGCTGTTGGCGGGTGATTTGATGAGTATGCTGGGAATGCCGTCCATCGGTATGACAGCCATGCCTCTTGAAAGTATTTTCAACAGTGTGATGGGTCCTGGTGCTTTTACGAATTTGCGCAACACTGGCACTAAAATGTTGCTTGATAATGTTCTTAAGGGTGTCGTGGGAAAAGGCAAGAAGCCGCGAGGTCGGCCGCGCAAGGTTGGTGGTGCGGGACCATCATTACGAGAAAGAATTCGTAATATAATAAATAAACGACATATTCTTTTTGAAAACCCATATTATGGTAATCATCATCAAGCAATTGACCAATTTTTAAGCCTACATGAAAATGGTCATTTTTTTAATACATTATCCCAAAATGAACAGTATCATGTTTTGGAACAAGTTAATGAATTAGAAAATGCTATACATTTAGCACAAAGACCAGCTATTGCACCACCACCATCTCCTCCACCCCGACCATTACCAGCTTCACCATCACCATCACCGCCACCCATGTCAGAAGAATACTTATCGGACCCATTTAGTGGCTACTCCGACTACAGTTCAGATGACTATGAAGGTGCTGGTCGGCGACGCAAAGACCACCAGGCGGCCATTAGCCGCATCCACGGCGCGGCCAAGGATAAAATCGACAAATTAAATGATAAAATTACAGCCAAAACCACCAAGAAGCAACGGGATGCAATTGAACAAAAAATCAAAAAAATACAGCATGATGCGCTGCAAAAGATTGATGCACACGGCAAAATGGCGGCGGCGTCGGCGTCGGCGTCGAAGGTGTGCAAGCACAAGCATCCGAACAAGTGCAAGTGTCCGAAGATGCACGGTGGCGCCGGCATTTTTGACCTGTTTAAAAATTATACTAATGAACTGGACTTGCCGGGAACGGGTAAGAAGCTGGCCAATTCGGCTTTGGAAATTCTGATGAAGCGCGCCTTGGCCGGAGGGTCGCAGCCGTTTGACGCACCTCTCATGATGGGACCGCGGCTGGTTGGCGGCCACTGGTATGATTACATCAATCCGGCTTGGTATTTTAAGAAAACAATGCAAAAAGTCGTCGAACCCGTCTTGCACGCCACCAAATTGGACAAAGTGGTCAATGCAATTCCGGGTGTCAATATGGTGGCGGCTTTGACCGGCGCCACCAAGCCGGCCGGTGCGGGTCGTCGCCGCCGCCGCGGTGGTGCAGGCCTCGTCGATGACCTCGAAGGTGGTGCCATTCCTGATTTTGAGGAAATGTCTCTCACCAAGCTGCGGCAGCTTTACAAAGCGCTGGAACAGCAGCCACAACTGTCTAAAGAACAATTAATTGGCGCCATTGAACCCTATTTTGAGGCTGATGCCGCACCACGTCGCCGTCGTGTCGCGCGGTCGCCGTCGAGGTCGCCGTCGCCGGCACCAGCAGCCAAAAAAGCACCAAAGAAGCAAGACGCCGCCTACTACCGCGAACGCTACGCACGACGCAAGGCTGCAAGACAAGCAGCAGCCGGAGTAGATGTTGGGTTAGAATAGAGTTAGGGTTAGTTATTTCATTAAAATAAATATATCGTTATTATATATATTACAAAAATGACGTTATATTTACGACAACGCAACGAGGCTTTGGATGAGGACCAAAAGGTGTTGAAACAGCAGCTGAGTGTGTATCAAAAACAGCTGAATGTTTGGCGCAAATCGGACAAGGACGAGGACGCGGGGGGTCTGGAACTGCTTGACAAAAGCGATTATTTCAAATATAAAATATTAATTAGCAACTTCTCCGAGGCTGTCAATCAGATTATCCAAAACTGGGGAAAATCCGATTTTGCCGGCGTCGGTGCTTTGCAAAAAACCTATGAGGCGTTGGCGCGGTTTGTCAAGGACGTGGTGCAAGGGAACTACTTGACCGCCGACAAGGAACGCGTGCTAAATTTGTTAAAACCGGTCATTGCGGCGTTGCGCAGCGTCAATGCGCTGGCGGCGGAAAACGCCTTTAGTTCGTCGGAAAAAGTGTTGGTGCAAACAATTTTAAACAACATTGTGGAAAAAAACTTTGAACCTATTGGCTTTCTTCCCGTGCCGACCGCGACGGAACGACAAGGAGAAAAAGTCAAGCGGCGTGGCCAAGACAAATTGTCCGTTGATGACGAACAGTATTTGGATTTGAAAAGCAATCTTACAAAACAAATTAGAGAGGCGGCAGGTCAGCAAAAGAAAGACCTCCAAAAACTTGAGGCAAAACTAAAACAAGACACCAGAGATGGTAAAATAACTCGTAAAGCATATCAAAATGTTTTAGATGCATTGTTTCAACTTACCGGTCGTGCGCCTGAAGCTGGGGAAAGGGAGTTTTACATTGCAATAAATGACCCTGTTTATGAAGAAACCGTAAATGCTATTGATAATATTATCGGCGACGAAAAAGTAAGCAAAAGAATAAGAAATAGTGCGCAGGCACTCTTTGAGGAATTACAGCAAAAATCAGAAGGAGACACAATACCTTATCAAGAATTTCAAAACATACAACAAAGACTTGGACCTATCATAGACGCGGCCGAAGCGGCATCTGCAAAAGCTGCTGCGCCGCCGCAACGGCGAACGGCAACGCGGCGGTCGCAGACACCTCAAGAAGGAGACGCAGCGTAAGTAATCATTTTTTTAAATTAAAAATAAATAAAATAATTGGTTGAATCTTGTTTGTATAAAATTTTATTTATATAACCCCGATACATAACAATATTTGACCTATTATTTTATTATTATATAATATATAACAATTATGAATCCACTTGAAAAAGGCTATGCACCCAAAAAAATTGTCCAAGTCAAAAAAGCCTTGTCCTGGAAGCCATACACGCTGCAGCTTGTTGGCACTGGCGGCCTCAAGGCGCAGCAAAACTTTGCGGCCGACTACGACTTTGTCTCCAAAATAGACAAATTTACGACCGAAAGCGCCTTTGACAGCATTGACCGAATTTTACAAAATATCAATGATACACCCAACCTCTTTTTTATTGAATTAAAATTACAAAATAAAGATGGAAGCAAAATTAAAATATTTAAAATCGAGGATTTCAACGAACAGTCTTTTAACGTTGCCTTTGACCCCGAAGAGATTGACTACGCCAAGATTGACGGGGTGGTCGATTTGGACGGCGCCTTCAAAGAAGTGTCGGCGTTGTATTTTCTGTCTTCCACTCCCCTTGACAACGCCAAATACCAAGGCGAACTGCTAAAGGACGCAAAGGAAAAATACGACGACGGCAAGCCTTACAAGGCGTTAAAGCGCATGTTCATGGCTGAGAAATTGCAAGACCGTCTTGGTCATGCAGTGAATATTGATTTAATTAACAATATTACCGACTTTTTTAACAGTGAGGTCGGCAAGCTGTATGAACGGATGAACCAAATTGACGCGGCGCTGATTTTTCACGAAAAGTATTCCGGTCCGACGGACATGCGGCGCCTCGACCGTTTCATTAGCAACATAGGCCTCGCCGGTATTAATGTGCTGCAGTTGCCACAAATTTCGAAAGAATACAACAAAATCATCCAGCGCGAGGCCTTGAAGTTCTTTAAAAAGCACAAACTGACGCCGGGGAAGCTGCCGGGTTCAATGAGTGGTGGTTTGAGATTGCCGGGTGAAATGAGATTACAACATCCTATGTTAAAGCTTCCTGTTCCAAAAGGTGCCGGTAATATGGTTGGCGGTTATGACTCTGTGTTAGGGAGTATTTTGACTGCACTCCCCGGTGGTATTTATTCCCTTGCGAAATCTGGGGTTTCAGCCGCGGTTAATGAAGGAAAAAAGTCTTTGGCGCAAGCCGGTGATGACAAATTACGTGATTTAGGTCTGCACATGGCCAATAAATTTATAACAAATATTGGTAAATCGCAAAGACGTGCCGACAAAGCCAAAGCCAAGGCGGCGGCGGCGGCGCCGACTGGCGGCAAGCGGCGCTGCCGTGGTGGTGCAGCACGACGCGTTCCAATGACTATTGCTGGTATTACAGAAATGTTGCAATTTATTGTAGATAATCATCATAGAATTCCTCAACTTTTAACACCAGCACAACTTGGTCAAATACAATTTTTATTACAAATTAATGGTATTAATGCTGATAATATTCAAGGACTTTATCAACAGTATCATGAAGCATTTGTTCAATTAAGCGACCCATCCGTTGGAATTCATAGTGCTGCTGCTGAAAGACAAAATGACCCAAAAGGCGGCAGCGCTTTAAGTAGGTGGGAAGATAAAATGGGAAAAAATATGATGCATCACAAATTTTTTTAATTATCGTCCTCTTTTTAATATTGACTAATATTATACAAATAAAAATAATATTATTACATGTCTCTGACTTTGCAAAAAAAGAATGGTGTTCCTGTCGCTGTTGTTGTTGGTGGTGCAAATGACGGCACAAAAATTTATTTGGACACGGCAATCCCCGGGACGGAAAAAGGAAAAAAGCTGGAAAAAGGCTTTCCCAGCCTCAAAATAGACGACGGCATGTTTCGGAAGCTGGTGGATACAAGCAAGGAACGCGAGGTCGGCGTCGTCGTCGGCGCCAGCGGCAGCGGCAAATCCACTTGGGTCAAGGCCTATTGCCAAGAGTATAAAAAGACTTTTAAAAATCGTGATATTTTCATGTTTTCTAATTTGACCGAAGACCCGACGCTGGACTCGGTGAAACTCAAACGCATCCGCATTGACGAGACACTCGTGTCGGACCCTCTGCGCTGCGAGGACTTTCGCGATTCTTTGGTGTTGTTTGACGACGTCGATGTCATTGCCTCGAAACCCCTCAAGGAGGCGGTCTATGGAATTATGAACCAAATTTTAGAAACTGGCCGCCATTTCAACACTTCTTGCATCATGACCAGCCACTTGTGCAACGGACCCAACATGAAAAGAATTTTGAATGAATCTCATTTCTTCGTTTATTTTCCATGGAGTGCTAATCGACAATGTAAATATGTGTTGGAAAATTATATTGGAATCGACGTAAAAGTTATGGCGAAAATAAAAAGCACAAAGTCGCGGTGGTGCTGCGTCTTTAAAAACTATCCGCAGTGCTGTTTGTGCGAAAGAAACATATTTTTGTTGGCGGAGGAGGATTGATTTTTGTTTTAAAAATTACACATTTAGTCTATTTATTTTCTTGAGTAATAATAAATGGAAGAAAATAAAGAAAAAGTAAAAAAAATGTATGACTGTCCTACTTGTGGGAAAGTTGTGCAAAAAGTGTCAAAATACTACCATTTAAAATCCAAACACCACAAAAGGTGCGCAGAGTTTTTTCAAGAAATGAGTGTCTTGGAACAATTTGAAATAGACAATATGGTTAGTTTAAAATGTATCTGAGAATATCTTGTTAAAATATTTATAAAAATTATACAAATTTCTCAGATAATCTAAATTTTGAGGTCCTATACAAAGAAAGGGTTAAATGCTATACGGAGTTGGTTTTTGTGATTATCTGAGAAATTTGTATAATTTTTAGAATTATCTAAAAATATCTTATAAAAAATAAATATTAATCATATATTTTTCTTTTATAATTATAAAAAATGGTAAAAATTAATGGCTTTCATTACCTGCTTTCACAACGCAAAAATAAAAAATTAAAAGTATTTGTCAATGGGAAATGGGTCCATTTTGGCGATAAAAGATATGACAATTTTTACGATAAAACAAAACTTTTACCAGTTTCTTACAATCACTATGACCCCAAACGGCGAGACAACTACTTGCGGCGCGCCGCGGGTTTAGGCGGCGTCAATGACCCCAACAGTGCCAACTACCACGCCATGCGTATTTTGTGGTAAAAAAGAATTATTTACAATATTTTTACCTAAGTTTATTACATAAAAGTAAAAAATGTTGGCGGAGGTTTATGAAAAATTAAAACAAAAAGGTTTGTCCGACTCGACGGCGGCTTTGTATTGCCGCACGCTGCGCAAGTTAAATTGGGGAGAAGATATAAAAAATTTAAATTTTTTAAAAAAAGTCCCGGAAATTGTCAAAAGAATGGACCATTTGGCCGACAGCACGCGCAAGTCGCACCTGACGAGTATTATTAGCATTTTAAGCTGCTTTCCGGCTATGAAGACCATTCAGGATAAGTATTACAAAGTGTTGAAAGAATATGAAAAGGCCATAGCCAGCGTCGATACGTCCGTCGCCACCAAGACGCAGCGGGACAACTGGATTAGTTGGCCAGAAGTGTTGCACCGGTGGGAGGACCTGAAGGCGGCGGCGACGCCGTTGCTGAAAAAGACACATTTGTCCGATGCGGAATATTTGAGGGTTTTACAATTTGTGGTTTTGTCGCTTTATGTCCTGGTGCCGCCGAAGCGCAACGCCGATTGGTCAAAAATGGTGGTCGGGAGTGGCACTGACGCCACTAAAAACTATTTTGATATAAAAAACAAAAAGTTTATTTTTAACAATTATAAAACGGTCCGAACACACGGCGTGTTGCAAGAGGAGGTTCCACCGGAACTGTATCGGATTTTAAAGGCTTTTTTAAAATTCAATCCGTTGGCCAAAGAGGGAGAAGAGTATCCGTTGCTGGTTTTTTACAACGGCAAACCGTTTATCACCAACGGCAACATTATGACACGGTTCCTCAACAGCTTTTTTGGGAAAAACTTTGGTTGTAGCATGTTGCGCCATGCTTATTTGACAGAAAAATATGGTGCGGAAGCAGAAGAAAAAAAAAAGGATGCCGCAGTCATGGGACACTCCTTGACGATGCAAGGAAATTACATAAAAGACATCTAAGTCTTATTTTCTTTTTAATTTTGTCATGTTAAGGTATAATAAAAGATATGTCATACGTTAATATTTTAGCAGAAGCACCCGATGCAACCAGCAAGCGGATTCGTGTGAATCAACAAGGCCAGTTGTTGGCCGCGACGGCCGACTTTCCACCAAACGGCAGCGTGCAGCTGGACACAACCTATGCGACGCTTGTGCAAGCTGATTCCTATCCTGCGGCCACAGCAGACCCCACTGGTCGTCCAGGCTGGTATTACAGCAACACGACGCCACCGCCAGGAACACTTAGCAAAATCAATTGGTATTTTTTTGACGGAACCACCAGCACCCTGACGTTTGCCGACTTGAACCAACTGACTTGTGTCATGACGTGCGACGGCGCGCCGCCAGCGCTGGTGGGTGGCAATGGTTTGATAAATGTGCCTTATTTTGTCGTCTATACCAAAACCGGCAAAGTGGTCATTTACCAAAACCAAAGCAACACAATCCAGTATATTAAAGGCCAAAAAGTGTTGTTTTACTACAGTCTCAACGCCTTTGACTACCCGCAAAACCCAGAATTGCTGCGAGAGGTGGCGTGTCCGATTTTGGTGTCGGGAAGCGACGTGCCGGACCCGACGGACGAAATAGCCGCCATAACTGTTCATAGCGACTCTGCGTTTCCGGTAGAGTCCTTTACCGGCGTTATTTCACAGTTGGGGTTCCGTTTCAACATCAATACAGTTATTTATGAATTAACCACGGCCGCGGCGGTTGCCGGCGACACGACCAAAATCACTGATTCGACTGGCGGCACTATAAAGGCCGTTGGCGGCAATTTACTAACAAATTCAACATTGTATGGTGCAAATGGTGAAAAAATAGAGGGAACAAATCCTCTGCCTGTAAGCATTCAAAACGTAATTACCACCCCGGCTTATGTGGTTTTGACAGAATCAGGAACCAACACCCCTCTAACGACCACTGCCGGCGTATTAAATGTCAATTTAACCAATGAACCAATTAAAACAAAAATTCAAGCGAGTAATGGTGATACTTTAGAGGCTTCAAGCGGTGCTTTGAAAGTGTTGAATGTCGTTGCACCAATTGCGACACAAACACTAACCTTGTTGGATTTTTCCAGCGGAGGTGCTGTTGGTAGTGAATCTATTACCATTGATACGCGTCTTTACCAAAACATAAATGTGTTTGGAGAGTCAATACGTGATTCTACTGGTGTTCCTACTCTGACCTACACATACAGCCTGGACAATTCAGTATTTTATGACACGCCTTACATCATTACACTACCAACAGCTGAAGTTTTTGTAGATACACGACCGCTGCAAGTGCCATACATCCGCTTTCGAATTACGTCGGAAGCTTTACTCTCTCTGACACTGCGGATATGTCTCCGATAAAAATGTAAGTTGTTATTAAAATGGAAGAAGAAATTAAAAAATTAAAAGATGACATGATTACACATCAGATACAATTGTCGGTGCTGCAAACAGAGTTGAGAGAGTGTCAAAGGTTGTTAAGAGTTGTATCTGACAAGTATTACCTTTTAGCACAATTTATAAAATGAAATGCCGTAGGCGTATTCAATAAACATTTCACACCCAGCCTTACCTGTTGTAGTGTGCCGCGGCTGGTTGCGGTGCTTGTAGCTTGCGCCGCAGCCACTACACACTTTTCTAGTTCTTGTATAGATATAAAATTAAGAAGTGTGTAGCGGTCGGAGGGGGTTTGATGCGGATGTTTAAATCGTGTCTAACTCTCCCTTCCGGTTCTTAATATAGGATAAAGGGTTAGATACAATTTATTGGAAATAAATAAAATAAATAATTATAAGATATTCTTAGATAATTCTAAATATTATACAAATTTATCAGATAATTAGAAAAAACAACTCCGTATAGAAAATATCCCTTTTTTTGTATAGGACTTGAAAAAATGGATTATCTGAGTAATTTGTATCTTTTTTAAATATTTCTAAGATATTATAAGATAATCTAAATATTATCAGATAATCTTGATAAAATTATACAAATTTATCAGATAATTAGAAAAAACAACTCCGTATAGAAAATATCCCTTTTTTTGTATAGGACTTGAAAAAATGGATTATCTGAGTAATTTGTATCTTTATTAATTAATTCAAAGATATTATAAGATAATCTAAATATTAACAGATAAACTTAATAAAATTATAAAAATAAAAAAAAAAATTAGAAAAA